GACTTGAAGGGTGCGCTGGTGACGCGCTCCAAAAGCAACTATTCGGCCCTTACCGAACCGGACTCGGTAGGGGCCATGCTTCGCGCCATGGATGACTATGCCAGCCCGATGACGCGCAGCGCGATGCAGCTATCGGCGCTGTTTTTCTGCCGGTCGCAGGAGGTGCGCTCTATGGAATGGGCAGAGATTGATCTGGACGCCGGGCTGTGGTGCATACCGGCCGCCAAGATGAAAATGAAGCGCGATCACATGGTGCCGATCTGCACGCAGGCGCTGCAGATTCTGCGCACGCTGCACGGCCTGACGGGGCGTGAGCGCTATGTTTTCAAGAGCGCCGTGGCAAGCAGCGGCCACCTGTCCAAGAACACGATGAACAAGGCACTACGCTCCATGGGCATCACCGGCGACATGCACACGCACCATGGTTTCAGGGCGATGGCGCGCACGCTGATGGATGAAGTCATGGAAGTGCGCGCCGACCTGCTGGAGCACCAGCTGGCGCACAAGGTGCCGGGCGTGCTGGGACCGGCCTACAACCGTTCAAAATATTTGGACCAGCGGCGCGTGATGATGCAGGATTACGCGGACTATCTGGACCGGCTGCGCCGGGGTGCTGACGTGATTGCGCTGCCATTGAAGGCGGCCTAGATAATAGGCCTTTGGTTTTCAGTCAAGAAAGTTGTAAGTGCAGCGCTGCCCTTATGCGCTGTTTTACATTTTGATTCACCAGCGCGCGGCGAAAAGCATAATCTGGCGTCCGTTTAATTCAGTTGCCAAAGGTGGCCGAAATGGACCCCGATAACACCAGACACCACAAACGGGCCGATGAAGTGGCCAAAATGCTGGGCGTGACCCGCAAAACTGTGTGGGCGTGGGTTAAATCGGACCCGACTTTTCCGCGTCCTGTCAGCTTGAGCCCGCATGTGACCGTGTTTCTCGACAAAGAACTGCAGGCCTGGTTCACTGCCAAGCAAAAGCAGCGGCCGCCAGCGATGGCGCTGGAGCCGCCAAAACCCCAAGCACCGCCCGCGACCCCCAAAAAACGCGGGCGCCCCAGAAAACCAATACCCGGTGGTGCGCCATGATGCCTACTGTTCGGCTGACCAAAGCCCCGATTCGCCGCCTGATGCGCGCCAACGGCGAGGTCCGCACGCTGGCCAAGCCGACATCCATCGAATTTATTGAACGTTTGTTGCGCGCGCAGTCGCTAGAGATTGTGTCGCTTCACGACGCGTTTCGCCACGTCTTGCTGATTGATGCGGCTTCCATCACCAAGCGGCTGCCGGTGAACGTCTTCGCAACGCTGCTCTACCGGCTGGCGTGCGGTGGCGACAGTGGCGTGCGGATTCTGGGCGATGCCTTGTTGTGCCCTGATGCGGATTTTGAGGAGCCCGAGCCGGTGGCCGATACGCTGGCGCCGTCCACGCCCGCGGTCGAAGGCGATGGCGATGGCGACGGCGAAGGCCAGGAGGCGCCAGCATGAGCGCGCACCCTGAACCCGCGGCCGGTGAGTGGCTGGTGCTGGAGGTATCGCACGCGGCGCTGGTGGCGCGCGGGATCTCGCAAGCACCCGATTGCGCACGCCGTGCACGTTGGCACGCAGGAGGAAGCGCAGCAGTTTGCGGCGCAGCAACACCCAAAGCCGGGCTTTACGTTCATAGCGTGCAACTTCTGGCCGGTGGGCGGCCATAGTCAAAAAGGAGAAAACCATGGATGAGGCAATGCAGGAACATGAACGCCGGGTAACGGCGGTGCTGGCGAGTTGGGAGGGCGTGGATACGCGCTTTATTGAAGCATTCAACAAAAGCACCTCACGCGCGCCTGGACTACTACGCTGCACAGCTGATTTGCTCAATCAAAAGCAGATGCTGCTGGAAATGATGGGTGAGCTTTGCACCGTCCTGAGCGATATGAACGACAGGCTGGGACGCCATGAGAGCCCGAACATGGCTGCAGCGGCTGCACTCAGGGCGGCACAGGAGGCCATTACCGAAGCGCAAAACGACGCCGGGCACGGCTGCAAGGGGTAAATCATGGCGACTTTTTACCTGACTTTTCCACGCGAGCTTCGTGCCCGGCGCGACCAGTACCAACGCATCGAGGCGCAGACCAAGGAGCAGGCGCAGCACCGCGCCTTTCAAATGTACGGCTATGCGTGGGACGCCGTTTACAGCGAAAGCCAGTTTGCGCCCTACCTGCAGCATGGTGGGCTGACCGAGTGGATTGACGACCCGACCGGGGTACGGACATGAAGCCCGGCCTGTTCCTTGATCTGGACATCGACACCTACCACGCCGATACCGACACGATCAGCAAGAGCGGGCTCGATGAAATCAATGTGTGCCCTGCCCTTTACTACGCGCGCCACCTGGACCCCAAGCGCCCGCCAGCACGGGAGCGGGCCGGGCAGTTAGAGGGTGCGCTGGCGCATTGTGCGATTCTGGAGCCTTCCCAGTTCGGCAAACGCTACGCGGTATTGCCCAAGGACGCACCGCGGCGGCCGACTGAGGCGCAGCTGAACGCGAAGAAAAACAGCCCGGAAAGTCTGGTAAGCATCGAATGGTGGAACGACTGGAACGCCACGCACGCAGGCGAGACGGTGATAACGAACGCCCAGGCCGAGGTCGCTTGGCGCCAGGCCGAGGCGGTGCAGCGCATTCCCGAAGTCGCGGACGTGCTGCGTGATGGACACGCGGAAGTATCGGCGTGCTGGCGCGACGTGCTGAGCGGCGAATTGTGCCGGTGCAGGCCGGACTGGGTGTTTACGCTCAGGGACAAGTCGATAATCCTGCTGGACGTGAAAACCTTTTCCAGCGCGGCGCCCGATGAATTTCGGCGCCAGATCGCGCGCAAGCGCTATCACGTCCAAGCGGCTTACTACAGCCATGGCTACGCACGGGCCAGCGGCCGGGTTGTGCGCGGCTTTGTGTTTTTGACCGTGGAGCCGGAATTCCCGTTTCTGGCCAGCGCCTTGATGCTGGACGAAGACGGCATTGTGTCGGGCGAAGTGGCTTACCGGCGCAACCTGGACACTTACGCGCAGTGCAAGCGGGAGGGCCTTTGGCCGAGCTACAGCGACGAGATTGCAATTGTGTCACTGCCCAACTGGGCTTCGGAAGGAGTTTGACCATGGGATACAAGTTCAACGAGTTTGAAATACCGGACGACATGATGCCTCTGCTGCTGGACTATGTGCAAACAGGCAAAGACCCCGGATATTTTTTAACAGCGGTGATCTGCAACGACCTGAAGGCGGCTGTGCGCGAGGCCGACGATGAAAACATGCGCAATTTGCCTGCTTATGTCGCCTATTTTTACAACGAGGCGCCGCAAGCCTGTCATGGCAGCAAAGAAAAAATGAACCGATGGACAGGAGTTTGACCAATGACCACAACGACGTTTGAAAAGCTGGGCGCAGCGCCCGTGCCGTCCACGAGCGTAAAAGCGCCCTCTCCCGTGGCGGCGCTGTCGGCTTATCTGGACCGGCTGAAGCCGCAGATGGCGCTTGCCCTGCCCAGGCACTTGAACCCGGACCGCATGATGCGGCTGGCTTTGACAGCCTTCAGCCAAAACCGTGCGCTGCAGGCGTGCACGCCGCAATCCATCGCCGCCAGTTTGATGACGGCCGGGCAGCTGGGGCTGGAGCCGGGGATTAACGGGGCTGGGTTTCTGATTCCGTATGGGGAAAATTGCACCTTTGTACCGGGCTGGCGCGGGCTGGTTGATCTGGTATCACGCTCCGGGCTGGCCACGGTGTTCACTGGCGTTATTTTCAGTGACCAGACCTATCGGTTTACCGATGGCGCCAGGCGCGATCTGGTGATTGAAAACGAGACGGACCTGGACGCACCGGAGGACATCACGCACGCCTATGCCGTGGGCTGGGTACGCGGTGCGGACTTGCCGCATATTGAACTATGGCGCGTCAGCAAAATCGCCAAGCACCGCGACAAGTACAACAAAGTGGGGCAGAAGCACTACAGTTTTCGGGACTGGGAAATGTACGCGCGCAAGGTGCCGCTGCTGCAAGTGCTGAAGTACATGCCGTGCTCGGTGGAAGTGTCCAATGCGGTGCTGGTATCCCACGCAGCGGAAGAAGGCCGACCGGCTTTTATCGAGCAGAACTTTGTGTCACTGGCCGGTGATACATCAATGCTGGAAAAGCCTGCACCGAATCCGCCACCGACGCCCAGGCGCGGCAGGCCGCCAGCTGCGAAGACCGAGCCCGAGGCGCCAGCGCCAGCACCAGCGGCGCCAGCACCAGAGGCCAAGCCTGAGCAGGTGCGCGAGCCGGTGATTACGTATGCCCAGGTGCTTGACAAGATGATCAAGGCCAAGACGCCCCAAGCGCTTGATGACGCGGCGCAGTTGATGGGGGAGCTTGATTCGCCGGAGTTGCGGCGGGAGTTGAACTTGAAGTATGTGGCGCTGCGCGATGAACTGGGAGAAACCGATGCTTGATTTATCAGGAACCGCGACGATCAAAAACCTGAACGTGCGCAAAGAAAACCACGGCGAGGAAAAGGTGCTGGCCGTGGATTTGAAACTGGAGTTTCAGTCACTGCGCAGCGAGTACTGCGATTTTTTCGACCCGGCTGCAGAGGCTTTTCTGTGGCGTGGTGAGGATGACGAGGTGCGCAATACCTTTTTGGCGCCTATCGTCTATGACGTGGACGTGGATAACTGCGTGGTCAAAATCGGCAAGCAGAAGTTTGGCGGCTGCATCGTCAAGCGCTTCGCGCTGGAGCCGCGCAACGGCGGCGTGATGAATCTGGGTTGCCACGTCATCATCCACCCAGGCGACACGGACGTGAGCAAGCTGGCGCCGCTGGTGCAGGAGAACGCTGCAGTGGTGATACAGGGGCCGCCTGACCTTTTCAGCGAGGGCTGAACCATGGCGTTTCATGTACCGGACCAATGCCGGATTCGCGAAGGCTCGTTACGCAGTGATGCCACGGCGGGCAATAACGGCGCATTCATGGTGCCACGGCTGGGACATATCAAATACTTTTTGGTAAGGGCCAGTGATCGTTCTGGCTGGGAGCGTGTCAGCGTATCGCTGCCGACGCGCTGCCCGCTTTGGGAGGAAATGAGCCAGGTGAAGCTGGTCTTTTGGGACCCCGAGGACGTTGTGATTCAGTACCACCCTGCCAAGAGCCAGCACGTCAATGTGCATCCGTATCGCCTGTACCTTTGGCGCCCGATTGGTACTGTGTTGCCCGTGCCGCCTTCTTTTCTGGTGGACTGAAAATAGTTATTGACGCTTTGATTGTTGTGATACATAATCGTGACTCATTAATCAAACCGAGGACTGCAATGAAACACACGGACGACTTATTCGAGGGGTTCCAGATGGATATGCTGGTGGGCGCTGAATTTTCACCCGAGTATGTGGCGCTGCTGGCCAAGCTGGCCGACGATGAAAAAAAGTATGACGCCCTGAAAGCCGGGCGCGCTGCAGTGCAGGAGCGGGCACTGTGACCGCGCGTAATCCCGATTACCTGCACCTGCTGGGCAAAGCCCGCGATGCAAAGCACGGCGGACATGATGCCTGGTGCTGCCAGTCAACGGGCGAGCGCGTGGCCGTGGCGGTGGTGCTCAACCGGGCCGACTGGCTGGCTGAAATGCACTACACGCTGGCTGAGGCGTTTGCGCGCATCAAGCCGGATTGGCTGGCGCAGCTGCTGGTGGTGCAACGCGCGCTGGATGACGAAAACTAAGGAGAGACGCATGAAAACCTACCAATTCAAATTGTCCGGTACACACTTCCAGCGCGAGCAGGCCGTGCGTGCCGACAGTCCCAGCCAAGGCCGGGCGCGCATTGTGCGCGCCTTCACCGAGTGGGAGCGCGCCAACGTGGACCGCGTGGAGCTTGTCGGCGTGGCCGGGCGCTGGAGCCGGGCGCTGAAAATCAAGAACCGCTTTATCGGCCAGGGCTTTGATATGTGGCTGACGCTCTTCGGCACGGGCTGTATCGGCTACGCGCTTTATCGCTGCGTGGCCGCTGCTGGCGCTTGGTGGCAGGCCATTCCCGCGGGGGCTTTTCAATGATCACCGTTGCCAGACTTCCAGCGGACCGGGGCCAGGGGCGCAAGCCGCTGCCTGCGGGCGATGGCTACACCGTGACGGTGCATATCCGGGTGACGCCTGCGCAGCGCGATAAATTCAATGAACTGGGCGGTGGCCGGTGGTTTCGGGACCGCGTGGAGCGGGCTAAAGAGCCGGTGGTGGCATGATGATCGACCCTGACAAACCCAATGATGCAGCGCCAGAGGATGATTTGACGATTGCATACATGTGCGGCTTCGCAAAAGGCAAGCAAGCACAGGTAGCGCTTGCCGCCCCTGTAGCCGCCCCGGTGACTGATGCGGAAGTGGAAGCTGTGCTAGAAATAGCGTGGGGCGATAAGGATTGGCTAAGTGAGCACAAGGCGTACATGCGCGCCGCTCTTGAATCCTTTTTGGCATCACGGGGGCAAGCATGACCGACCACGGCGGCCCGGCTTTTCCGACGAACGAATCGAACTTTTACACGTGGTGCGATACAGGCATGACACTGAGGGATTACTTCATGGCCCACGCGCCGACCAAGCAGTATTGGTTCAAGCCCACCATGGCCACCCCTTGCCCGGTGCATCGCTTCGTCAGCGATGACGGTATCGACTACGGGCAAGATAACTGGGCAGCAGAAAAAGCCGAGGGTGACAACTTCATGGATAAAAATGGCAGCGCAATCGACGCATGGCAAGCCGAGTATGAAAAACAAACGTGCGTGCAGTGGCCCGCTGCATGGGCCGATGAAATGCTCAAGGCGAGGCAAGCATGAGAAAAATCATTCGTACCGATGGCACGAGCGAGGACTTACTGGTGCCCGTCAACATCAAAGAGGCCAGCTTCCTGATTAACGCCGACTGCCTGGATACCGTGGCGCTGCGCCATCTGGGCCTTCCGCTGCAGGTCATGCTGGTCGATGACGGGGGCCATGAGAAAGGCCTGCCGGTCAATGCCGAGGCTACAGCGCTTTATCTGGCTAACTGCATTGTCGGCACTACGCATCAAATCCGGGGGGATGTTGTAGTCGTGCCTGACGAGGATTTTGCTTTCACTGACTAAAAATAATTGTTGACGGGTTGATTTATGTGATACAGTAAAGCCATGCACCAGAAATCTGATGCACCGCCCCCAGTCGGCTACTGGTGTTTGAACAGAATGGTATTGATATGAAATCGCAATGGATTGGACCTGACGAGAATCTGACACTTGGTGATGTGGGTTTCCTGATTGAATTCAGCAATCCCATGAATGGCGGTTACGAGCGCTTTGAACTGCGCGATACACCAGCGTGCAGAAATCAAAGCCGCAAGCCTCTTTTGAATGGCTGGTGTGGCTCCTACAACGACCTCTCAACCAATGCTCACGGCATGGGCAAAGTCGTGCGTATCGCAAAAAATAAACGCTGTCTTATCGAGCCCCTGGAGGGCGACGAGTTGCAGGCTGCGCTGGCTGACTTGGGCTATCCTGATTTGTGCGAAGCAGACTAAACCAACCTGCCCGCTACGGCGGGCTGAAAGAACATCATGACCATCCGTAAAACTCAAGTCCTTGACCAAAATACATCAGCCCGCGCAAAGTGGGCCGTCTGCATAGACTCATCGAACTCGGGACGGGTCGAGGCGCAAGTTGGCAGGTTACATGCGACCGAAAAATCGGCAATTGAGGCGCTTCGCGAAACGCGCAGCACCGGGCAAGTCGTTAGAGTCGCTCCAGCCAAGTGAGCCTGGCGCGCATGGCTTGCGCGTGCGCTGGCGTGGGTGAAGGGCTTGCGCTAAACTAGCGGCTGCATTGCCCCCTTGGTACTTGAGCCCGTCGCGCTTCACAGCGGACGGGTTTTCTTTTGGGCGTTGCTACATCGGCCGCACGGGCTTGCGCGGGGTTTGCAGGTTGGCCGGTGGCTTGGCTTGCTGCCCCGTGGTCGCTGGCTTGTTGGGGTCGCCTGCTTTGCCGCGGGCGTCCACGGCGGACTCTGCTTTCTCCCCGCCTACCGTCTGGCCTGAAGTGGCCTGTTCCTCGGGCTTGGCGTCTGGAAAGTCTGAATGTGGCCTGCCGCCTGCAATCTTGCCCGTGTCTTTCGGGTCGCTGTCGCTGGTGGGGATGGCTTCGCCGACGCGCGGCGGGCTGTCCGTGGGCTTGGGCCGGGCTTTGGTGGCTGGGTCGCGCTGGCCGGTGATGGGCTGAACCATGGTTGCTCCTTTGGGGGTTGATGGTGCGAATATGGTAATCAGCAATTGGGCGGGCGTGTGACTTTGCCGAATAATCGCGCCATGGCTGAAACTAATCAAAAGTCTGGCCAGAATCTAAATAAAGGTGCTGGCCGTGGTGGTAAACGTGCTGGCGCCGGGCGCCCGCCCGGTACAGCGTCTGTCAAAACACGCGACGTTGCAGAGAAACTAATCAAAAGCGGTCGTGCCACGCCGCTGGAGGTTTTGCTGGAGTGCATGGCCATGGCCTACCGTAAAAAGGAATGGCCTGCGGCGGCTGAATATGCCAGGGCCGCGGCGCCCTACATTCACGCCAGACTGCAGGCCGTGGAAATGACCGGGCGCGATGGCAAGGACCTGACAGCGCCAGCGCAGCCGGTGATTCACCTGACCATCAAGAAAGCATGACGCCAGACGCGGCGGCCAGTACAAGCCTCGATCTGCACATAGAGCTACACCCGAAGCAGGGGCTGGCGTACTGGTCTGCCGCGACTGAAATACTCTTTGGTGGGGCTGCAGGCGGCGGCAAGTCTTTCTTCATGCGTGTGGCGGCTGTGCTCTGGTGCGCAGCGATTCCGGGGCTGCAGGTTTATCTGTTTCGCCGCACCTATGACGACCTGATCAAAAACCACTACGAGGGGCCCAATGGGCTCCGCGCGATGCTGGCGGGCTGGGTGCTGTCCGGCTGGGCGCATTTGGTGGAGAACGAGGTCCGGTTCTGGAATGGTTCGCGCATTTACCTGTGCCACTGCGAGCATGAAAAGCACAGGTTCAAATACCAGGGGGCCGAAATTCACGTCTTGCTGGTCGATGAACTGACGCTGTTCACGGACGTGATCTATCGCTACCTGCGCTCTCGCGTGCGCATGACTGCCATCACCGTGCCAGCCGAGTACGCGGGCCGCTTTCCCCGCATCGTCTGCGCATCGAACCCCGGCAACATCGGTCACGGCTTTGTCAAAAGCACGTTTGTGATGGATGGCGACGAGCCGGTTGAGCCGCTTGCGCTGCGCCAGATGCCGGACAGTGAGGGCGGGATGCTGCGCCAGTACATCCCTGCAACGCTGGACGATAACCCGTCCATGGCGCAAGACGACCCAGCCTATCGGGCACGCATCCGCGGCATGGGCAATGCCAGTCTGGTGCGGGCGTTTGAACTGGGCGACTGGAACGCGGTGCTGGGCTCCTACCTTGAAGGCGTCTGGGAAGAATCGGCGCATGTGGTGGAGCCCTTTATCATCCCGTCAACGTGGAAAATCTGGCGCTCCATGGACTGGGGCTATGCGGCGCCCTACTCGGTCCACTGGTACGCCATGGACTTTGACGGCTGCGTGTATATCTGGCGCGAACTGTACGGCTATGGCGGTGCGCCCAACACGGGCACCAAGGAGGAGGCCAGCGCGGTCGCGGCGAAAATCAGGAACATCGAGCGCAGCGACGAGCGCATGGGCTACGAATACCGGCTGAACCCGGCCGACAGCGCGATATTCAGCAACATCGGCGCCGAGCAGACGATTGCGCGCATCTTTCGCAAAGCTGGCGTGAAGTGGGTCGAATGCGTCAAGGGGCCGCGCTCTCGCGTCACGGGCGCGCAGCTGATTGTGGAAATGCTGCGCACCGGCAAGCTGAAGGTTTTCAGCAGCTGCAAGCACTGGATTCGCACTGTGCCCGCCCTCATGCCGGACGATCAAGACCCGGAGGACGTGGACACCAGCCAGGAGGACCATGCGTGGGATGACACCCGCTATGCGCTCGGTCCGATTCGCAGCACGCCGGAGAATGAAGCCCAAAAGTCAGAGGTGCTTGACGAACAGACGTATAAACACGGCGATGGATACCATATCGAAGTAGGCAAGCCATGGAAACGCCCAACTCAATGATGCCCGCTGTACCCGGCTTAGCGGCAGCACCCGCACCCGTAACAGGCTACCGCGAAACACCCGACACGGACCCGCTGGCGCAGCGCTGGAACAAACGCATTGCCGCGGCGCGTACCCACTGGGAGAAATTCCACCAGCGGGTGCAGCACAACCAGACGCTGGCGACGGGCTTTGACTGGAGCGCGGACCCCAAGACCACGGCGTTTTACAGGCCCAGGGCGAACCTGATACACGGCACGATCACGTCCATCCTGCCCAATATCTACGCGCGCAACCCGGAAATCAGTGCCAGCGGCACGCACAAGGCGCGCGACCTGAAACTCTTTTGCAAGACCATCCAAGCGGTGACAAACCGGGCGCTGGAAGATGCCGACCTCAAGGGCCGGGCCAAGATGACGGTGCGCGCGGCGCTGGTGGCCAGCTTTGGGATTGTCAAGGTCCTGTATCAACGCGACATCACCACCGACCCGATTATCAAGAGCCGCATCCAGGACACGCAGGACAACATTCAGGCTATCGAGCGCTTGATTGCCGACCTTGAAGACCCCGAACAGCGCGGCGATCTGGAGGCCAAGCAGGCCGCACTCAATCAGATGATGGCGGCCTTGTCTGAAAAGGTGGAAGTGACGGCGTCCGAGGGCATTGTGCTGGACCGGGTGCTGACGGACAATTTTCTGATTGACCCGGACGTGTGTGAATTTTGGGACTACAAGGACGCGGATTGGCAATGCCAGATCATTCCGATGAAGAAGTCCAGCGCAGAGGCGCTCTACAAGATCAAGCTGAACAATGCCAAAGCCTACCAGGTGGGCAGCAACAGCATGAAGCGCGCGGGCGGCGATGCCCGGCTGGGCGCCGGGACCGTGGGCGTGCTCGATGATGACAAGCAGATTGCGATTCTGGAAATATGGGACAAGGTGAGCCAGCGCGTCTTCACCATGGCCGAGGGCTGCGATTACTGGGTGAAAGAGCCCTACAGCCCGCCCAAGGCTGGAGAGCGCTGGTATCCGTATTTTCTGCTGCCGTTCAATGTGGTCGTGGGCAGTTTCGTGGCGCCGTCCATGGTGGACCTGACGACCAAGCTGCAGGACGAGCACAACGACGCGCGCGACGCCTTCAACAAGCACAGGAAGCTATGCCTGCCGGGCTGGATTGCGGGCTCCGAGGTATCGGAGAAAAGCATCAAGCGCTACACCGACAGCGCCATGGGCGAAGTCACGATCATTGACAGCGAGGGCAAGCCGCTGCAGTCGGTCATCATCCCGCGCCAGCCGCCACCAATCGACCCGCAGGTGTACGACACGGGCGCGGTACGCTATGACTGGGAGCAGGTGACCGGCTTGCAGGACGCGGCCAGGGGCTCAATGGTGGAGGCCAAGACTGCCACCGAGGCCAACATCCTGCAGCAAAGCCTGAGCGGGCGCGTGGCCGAATTCCGCGACCAGGTGGAGGACTGGCTGCAGGAGATAGCGCGCTACACGGCGCAGATACTGCTGCAGGAACTGACCGCGCCACAGGTCGAACGCATCATGGGGCCACCGGGCGAGAAGATGATTGCCACGCCCATGGGCATGATGCCAGTCCCCGAACCGCAATACGACTGGCCAGAGTTAAGCCGTGATGACGTGTTCGGCATGATTGAAATGAAGATCAGGGCAGGCACCACGGGGGCGCCGGACCGGGCCGAACAACAGGATTCATGGGGCAAGATACTGCCCGTGCTGCAGGGGCTGATTACGCAAATCCTGCAGATACGCGCGAGCGGCATGGATGCCGAACCGCTGGTGAACCTGCTGCGTGAATCGCTGACGCGCTTCGATGAACGGCTTGAAATCGAGGACTTCATCCCGAAAGCACCAGCACCGCAGCCCGCGCCGATGATGCCGCCAGGCTTGCCGGGCATGGCCGCTGGAGGGCCAGCACAGGCAGCGGGGCCACCACCGCCACCCATGAACGCCCAACCAGCACCCATGCAATAGGAGTCTAAGCCCATGGCAGACGAAACCACAGGCGCAATCCCGGACGAACTGGAAAGACGTTACGGACTTGTCCGCGTTGAAGACTTCGCCAAGGGCATAGCGATTGCCAATGGCCGCACCGGGCCGACTGGCCGTGATTACGCCTACAGCATTGAATACGAGATATTCGCCGCAGCTTGGCGCGGCGAAGTGCGATTATGGCGTGAGGACAGCCCGTATCAGTTTCAACTTCACGGGCTGGAAGGGGTACACAACTACTTGAGGCTCAACCCCGAGGACGCCGAGAAGCTGAGAACAAGGTTTACACAATAGGAGCTAGCCCATGCCACCAGAACCAGAAAGCCCCAGCGCCACCGAAACCGCGATGGACAGCATTGGCCAGGGCACGCCAGCGCCCGCACCGGAACAGTCGGCAGCGCCAGCGGCACCGCAGGCAGACAAAGCGCCAGCACCAGCGCCCGAGGTTCATCAGGAGGGCGAGCCGCGGCACTCTGACAAATTCACGGAATTGCTTGATTCCATGAGCGCGCCGGACCCGAACGGGCCACCGGACAAGCCGGAAAAGCCGGACACACCAGAAGCCAAGCCAGCCGAGGCCGCGGCGCCGGGCCAGCCCGCCAAGGCGCCCGCACCGGCAGCGCCAGTCAACGAGGAAGCTGAATTACTGGAGGGCGTGCGCTCGGACCGGGGCAAGGAGCGCATACGCCAGATGTTTCAGGAGAAGAAGGCGCTGGAGCAGGACGTGGGCGAATTCCGCCAGCTGGTGAACAACACCGGCATGACGCCTGAGCAGTTCGCGCAGACGCTGGAATTCGGGCGATTGGTCAACACCGGCGACGAGAAGAACATCCGCGTGGCCATCGAAATGATCGAGGCGCAGCGCACCGAGCTTTACAAGCGCTTGGGCGCCGAGGCGCCGGGCGTGGACTTGCTGGCCGATCAGGCCGACTTGCGCCAGGCTGTGGACGATATGGAGATTACGCGCGAGCGCGCGCTGGAACTGGCCAGGCTGCGCAGGCAGAACGCGCAGCAGCTGCAAAGCCAGCAGGCCACCCAGCAAGCGCAGGAAAGCCAGCAGAAGTATGCGCAGACCGTGCAGCAGGCGGCGGCCACCATGGACGCCTACCTCAATTCACGGGCGGGCGAGGCGGACCACAGTTTGCGCATCAAGGCGCTGACGGACCATTTCAATAACCCGGCGAACATGCAGAACTTCGTGACGAAGTACGCGCCGGAGTTGTGGCTGGACACCGTGCGCCTGCTTTACGACAACGTGGCCGTACCACGCACGGCGCCCAGGCCGGGCGGCCAGCAGCCCATTCATTCGCGGCCGTCCGTGCTGGGACAGGCCACGATCAACGGCGAATCACCCATGGAACGCATGGCGCGGCGTCTGGATTCCATGGGCATTTAAAACAAAAGTCCGGCAAGGGTTGGACACAGCGCCAAAATAGCGCCGTTAGTTTGCAAGGGCGCGAGATGGCCAGACTTCAAGGTGCAGCGGGATTCACCGTCCGCAGTCAGGCCAGCAACGCCCGCGCAGAACACGCCGAATTTATCGCTGCTACCGTGGGGGCCGCGTCCCACAGCGCATAGCACTGCCGAGCGAAGCGTATCCGAGTCGCGCCGGAACTCTGCAGGGCTGAACCGGGCGGGCTTGCGTGCCGCCGACGGCGTGAAAGGTTTTTTAACTTTTCACGAAAGCAGCACATGCCTATCTCAGCCCCCGACCTGGCTCAACTCGCCAAGGTTTCACTGGACGACTACATGCGCAATGTAGTGGTCGATCAAATCGCCTCGGAACGCCCGCTCCTGAAGAAACTCATGGCGGGCCGCAAACTGTTCCTTGGTGCAAAACAAAATATTGTGGTCAATATCAGGACCAACTACGGCTCCAACTTCGGCTGGGCCTACGGTGAGGACCCGGTGATCTTCAACAAACGCAACACGACCGAACTGGCCGCCTTCCCGTGGCGCCGGGCCGTCGATGGCTTGTATCTGGACTATGACCGGCTGTTTGGCGCTGGTATCAAGGTGCGTGAAGGCGAACGCGGCGCCTACAAGCTGGAGCAAAACGAGAAGGTGCAGCTGCTTAATTTGCTGGACGAGCAAATGGAGTCGCTGCGCGAAGGCTTCATGGAAAAGCTGGACCTGGAACTACACCGCAATGGCACTTCGGATGTGGACGCCCTTGCCGGGCTCGATGCACTCGTACCGCTTAATCCAGCGGTAGGGGTCATTGGTGGACTGGACAGGGCTACCGCTCTGTACTGGCGTCCGTATGCCGAAACCGGCATTGTGTCGGCGACGGCGGGCCTGCTGCGCTCTCGCATGGAACTGATGTGGCGCCGGGCGATTCGCAACGGCGGTGCACCGGACTTTATCCTTGCTGGCGGCGCCTTCATTGACGCTTACGCGGCCTCGATCACGCTGACGCAGAACACCGACGCAGGCACCAGCAAGCGCATCGACATATCGACGGGCACGGGCGCCAGTACGGGCGTGTTTTACAAGGGCATCGAAATTACCTACGACCCGCAGTTTGAGGTGCTGGATGCGCTGGAAGCGCCTGCTATCCCGTGGGAGAAACGCTGCTACTTCCTCAACTCGAAGTTCCTGAAGTACCGCGACGACGACATGGACGTGGTCACGCCAGTGCGCCCGCACGACATCCTCGCCTTGTATGCCATGGTCAATCTGCGCTGCGCGCTGACGCTGACACGCGGCAACTCGCAGGCCGTGATTGCCATTGCCTGAACCGATGGAAGGAAAACGCTCATGTCGAAACTACTGATACCGCTGGTGCTGGCCACCATCCGGCGGGACGCCAACACCATCACGACCGTGGCCGTGCCGCCTTATGAACTGGCCGTGTTGCGGCAAATGTTCGGCAAGGAGCACGTCACGCCGGGCGGCTTTGATGGCGAAATCACCGTGGACGCGGCCGAGGAATACAAGCGCCTGTGCAGCAAGTACGGGCGCGAGAAAATCGTGCGCGTTTATGGCGATGATGACGGCGAGCGGCTGCTCGAAGTGGTGGAGCGCGCCAACATCGAGGCGGCCAGCCCGAAGCGGCCCAAGGAACCGGGCGAGCCCAAGGAGCCCAGGGAGCCGAAAGAGGAACCCGATGGCAAGAAACGCCACATCATGAGCCTGCGCGCTGGCGCTACCGAGGCTTACCGCAGTGGCCCAGCCGCAGCCGTATAGCCGAACCGCTGATTTTGCGCAGCGTGACGGCGACGACACCGACCACAACGCGATCAATCAGGAACTGGACGCAGCGGCGCTGACGATTGGGCAGCTACGCGCCAATGCGGCGCTGATTCAACGCGATGACGGGCTACTGCTTGATGGGTTGGTGACATTGGACAACCTGGCGCCTTCAGTAGTACTTGAACTGCAGGCCTCTCTTGATTCGGAGGTTGCTTTGGCGCAAGGCGCCTCTGAATCAGCTCTGAACAGCGCAGCATTTGCTGATGCTGCAATGAGGTTGTCACAAGAAGCCTCCAACCTGAGCGCCCAGGCGCTAGGCGGTGCACTGGCCACGCAGGCGGCTATCAACAACAGATATTACGGTGCACTTGCAGCTAACCCGGCAACCAAACCCAACGGCAGCGCCTCGACCTTGGGTGACGAGTATTTCAACACGACGACCGGCCGAAAGATGGTCTTTCGCGCAACCGGCTGGCAGGATTTTGAACTCAATGCCAGCAATAGCGCAGCATCATCGCTTGCAAGCGCCAGCGCCTCCGAAGACAGCCGACAAGCATCGGGCGTATCTGCCGGACTATCGGCAACCGCCAACACTGCAGCCGAAGCCGCCCGCGACCTGTCTCAGGCAGCATCCCTCGCTTCCGCTGTAGCGCTGGCCGCCAAAGACACCATTGCATTGGGCCGGGCGTCGGTCGCTGATGGCGCAACCTTCTGGGTCAAACCCAACGTCACGGATGGCCTGACCCGCTTCACCAACTACCTGCGTAACACCAGCACCACACAGACGTTTGTCATGAGTCAGGCCACTGGCTCTGAGCAGGATGCACTGACGGCGAAGCAAAAATTAAAAGCAGATTTAAAGATTGGTAAAAATTTGGTCAATGGCAACGACCCGGACGTTGCACTCGGCGCATACATTAATTCCGCAACCGGGGTGACAAGCGTCAACGCCCTTTATAACGTCACGGGATTTATCCCTGTTGTGGCGGGCATTACCTACGCAATTATCTACAAGTACCCTGTAGCGTGGTTTGATTCGGCAAAGGTATATATATCGGGAGACGGTGCAGTTACGGGCGCTTCAACGCCCTTGGTCGCACCGGCAGGCGCGGTGTATCTACGGGCAGCCTGTCCTGTTGCCAACTGGGCAAAGTTCCAGATAGAGATAGGGACGACCAACACCCCCTATAACCTATACGTTGCAACGGTGCCAGCCACTCAGTTCGCTGATGGTGGTATTTCAGAATCAAAGTATGGGGCAGGCACTCTTGATTATCGGCATACCAAGTTTTTGCTTCCCGGCAAAAACCTGTTCAATATTACCAACCCAGATATAGTTATCGGGTTTTTTGTTGACGGCGCAACTGGCTTGCTGTCTGCCAATGCCATCTACAACACAACGGGGTTTATCCCCGTGATCGCTGGTACTGCCTACACTGTCTCCTATAAAAATCAACTCGCTTGGTTCGATGCCAGCAAGCAGTTTATTTCTGGAAGCTTGGGAGGAGATAGCAATAAAACACAAACAGCTCCAGCGGGAGCTTGTTACCTGCGGGTGATGGTACTTAATACGCAATGGGCGGCGTTTCAGGTTGAAGCAGGCATAGCATCAACAACGTATGAAGCCTTCAAGCTGGTGCTGAGCGGACCTGGCGGCGCTCCCGTGTCGATACCGATGACCGCCGGTTCCATAAATACACCGAGCTTGGCAGACGCTGCCGTGACGCCTCAGAAGACAAGTTTTTTCGCGGTAGGAAAGAACAAGTTCAACAAAGCAGCGGTGACGCCCGGCTTTTTCATTGACCCAACACTTCCCCTGGTGCTTACTGCCAGCGCGACATATGACCTGTCGGATTACATCCCGGTCATTCCCGGTTCATCGTACTGGACTACGGGAAGCCGCTTTACGGTGTTTTTTGACGCAGCCAAGGCCCCAGTAGCAGGCGGGTCGCAGGTTGCAGTCTTCTCCTTCACTCCCCCCGCGGGTGCTGTTTTTATTCGTGTCACGGTGACCCACACGGCCATCAACGCATATCAGATGGAGTTGGGGACTGCGGCTACGGCTTATGAATCCTTCGGCTCCGTGTTGCAGGATGCAGCTGGTTTACCTGTGCGGCTTCCCTACTCGCAATTGACGGGGGCACCGGCAACCATCAGCGCAGACACAGACTACCTGACGCTGGCTGCCAAACAATATGTACCTTATGGCAAGGAGATTGCTGTTTACCATGAGAACATCGCCAAGGACTATCCGACCTACAAGGGGCGAACCGGCATTGTGTTTACGGGCGGCAAGGAAGCCGGTCCCGCGACCAAACTCACACCGCTGATTGGTCAGTCAGGCACGACCATTGCGGGTACCGCTACGGTTGCCGATGCCGCCTTCACTGCGCTAACAGCCAAAGCATTCAGCGTCATCGTGACGGATGCAGCCAAAACCACAGCGGCGAACATCCAGAACATCGGTGACAGCTACACCGCGCGCATGACCTGGGCCAACGTGATTCTTGGAACGGCTGCGGCTACCGGCCTGACCTTTAGCGGAAACCGCACCGGCAACACAGGTGTGGTGCGCTGTGAGGGTCAAGGCGGCTGGGCTATGGCTAACTACTTTGCAGCCGATGCACAGGGCGGGACGAGCGGGTTCTTCTCACCATTCATGCAGCCGGTGACGGCGGGTTACCTTTTCTATGGGCCGACAAGCTGCTGGATTGATGCCAACAGCGCAACACCCAGCTACAACGCAGATAACTTCATAGGCACCAAAGGCCTGTTTAGTGCAGCGACCGGACGCAAGCTCGCGCCGAATGTCAACGATGTGATGGGCGAGGCCGGCGGGTTCATTCGCTGGGACGGTGCTGCGTGGGTGGCAATCGCTTCGGCCACGTTCGGCGGGCTGGCGTTTAGTTACGCCAAATACCGCACGGCATGGGGTATCGCAGGGCCGACGATCATGCACGTTCTGCTTGGCACAAACGACTTTGCGGCTACCACTGACGCTACCTTTACAGCAAGCTACGCGGCTTACAAAACCCAATATGACGCCCTGATTGCCAGTGTCAAAGCCGATACGCCAGCGGTCAAGTTCATGATCGGCGTTCCCGTTAGCGCGGGCCGTCAGGGTAGGCACGGTACGCTGGATACAGAGCGCAGGAAGCGAGGCTTTTATTTGCTGGCAAAGCAACTCAATGCCGACTATGGCGGGCGCGAGGCGGAAAGTATTTACGTGCTTGATTACCACTCGGTCGTTGACCGTTTTTATGGCTTTGACAATGCCTATGAAAAGCCGTTTAGCGACTACTCGGGCGCGGCAGGGGATGACCTGTTCAAGGCGGATACCACTCACCTGGGCCTTGACGGTTTCAAGCAGATGGGCAATGCCTATATGGGTTTGATTCAATTCTTGCGATGACCTGCAAATCAATTAACCCGGAAAGAACAACACCATGCAAGCCCCAGCCTACAACCGCGCCAAGAACTTCCTGGAAAACGCAGGCGCCAGCACCGACCACGGCGCCATCAACACCGAACTGGACGCGGCAGCGCAGTCCATCAACGGGCTGCGCGCGAATCAGGCTCTGCTGCAAAACGATGATGGCAGCTTGCGCGCCAACACCATCACGCTGGCGAACATCACGCCGACCGCGCTGGCGCAGCTGCAAGTGCCCGGACCCAAGGGCGATGTTGGACCCGTGGGGCCGGGCGTGGCGGGCGTGCAGGGCGCCACTGGCCCGGCCGGACCATCGTTTGATGCCGACGCACGCGACACGGCGGCGAACCGCGCGCTCTACGATCTGCAGTTCAAGGGCTTTGCCATGCTGGCCATGGATACCGGGCTGCTGTATTTCAAGCTGTCGGATGCGGCGGCAGACTGGTCCGCTGGCGTGGCCTACGGCAAGGGCGATACGGGCACCACCGGGCTCAAGGGCGACAAGGGCGATCAGGGCGACCGCGGTCTGCAGGGCTTCAAGGGCGATGCTGGCGCCAAGGGTGACCCAGGCACAGCCGGACTCAACGGCACGGTCGTCAGCATTGATCTCTCCACCAAGACGGCCAGCCTGATAGGCCGCTCCAATGTCGCGGCGCGGCTGACACTGACGGCAGGCGTTTTATCCATCGTTTTAACCACAACCTGAAGGAGTTTCACCATGGCCCAACCCATCACCGGAAAAGGCGACCCCGCCAGCAAAAAGCGGCTAGACCCGTCGCTGCTCGATGTCAGCGCCGACAAGGGCGATGCGAATGTGACATTGACCCATCTGGTCGATGCGGGAACCGTCGTTTTTAATACCCCGCTGACGGCCGTGCGCACCGTGACGCTGGCGACTGCCAACGCGGACGGCGGCATGTTTCGCATTGTCCGCACGGCGGCGGCCACCGGCGCGTTTGCGCTCAATGTGGGCGCTGGCCCCCTGAAGGCGCTGGCCACGGCTGGGACGTGGTGCCAGGTGCAGTTCAATGACAGCACGAATGTGTGGATGCTGGTGGCTAACGGCACGCTATGAACGGGCTGGGCGCGCGCTACCGGACCATGGGCACGCTCATGACGGAGTTGCGCGCGCGGCTGGGCTTTGTCGCGCAGGGCACGGCCAGCAAGGCCAACGACCTGAAGATCAAGAGCTTTCTGCAGGAGTCGCACGAGTATGTGTTTGCGCAGCTGGAGCCGCCACCGCAGCGCAAGAAAACCACCATCCAGCTTGAACGCGCCTCGTTCTTGTACGACTGGCACAACGACAAAGAAGACGAGGACATTGACCCAGGGCGCGTGCTCTCGCTGTGCCTGTTCACGCTGCAGGGCCAGCGTGCACCGTTGAAGCAGGGGATTGGCCCGGCCGAGCGCGCCATCAATCCCTTCTTTTCATGGCCGACGCGCTATGACACGCTCAACGGCCAGCTTGAAGTGTGGCCAACGCCGGACACGAGTTACGACCTGGTGGTGGAATACACCGCCGACTGGGGGCGCTTTGAGCAGCCTAGCGACCGGCCTAGCGTGCCTGACCGGCTGGTGTTTTTGTACGCGCTGGCCACTGCCAAGGCCGACTACCGGCACCCGGACGCGCAGGCCGCGGCGGCGGCGTTTCAGGTGATGCTGGACAAGGAAAAAATGAAGCAGCGCGAAAACCGGCGCTACTTTGTGCAGGGCGCCGATACGCCTTGCGACGCGCCGCAAGTGATGCGGCTGGCGGATGGCACCTATGCCTGGAAGCCCTGATGGCAAAAATCACCTTTGACCGTTTCGATTTGGGGATTGATCTGCGCAAGGGCGCCAGCGTCAGCGATGCGAACCGCCTGCGTGAAATGAAAAACGCCTACGTCACAACCGGGCTTGCCACGCAGAAGCGGCCCGGGCTGGTGCTGGTGGCTGAACTGGAGCCGGGCACCAAGGGGTTGTTTGCAGCGTTTGGGCAGCTGAACACCTTCACCTTTGGCGCCGTGGTACATGCCAATACGCTGTTCAAGTCCAACACGATCACGGACGTGATTGGCGGCGTGCCCATGGATGATGTGATTTACGCCGATGTCTTCAACGCCTTTATTTACGTGGTGGTGAAACAGGGCGGATTCACACCGCACCACTACCTCGACGGCACTGCCAACACCGGCATACCGGACGCCAACTGTCCGCAAAGTGCCGCCGTCATCAAGCTGGCGTCCAAGATATTCGCCATTGGGCCGGTATCGGCGGACACGGTGCATTACAGCGCCACCGGCAACCCGCGCGACTGGACCACAGCGAGCGATGCGGGGTTCTTGCCGACCGGGCTCAATTCGCGCGGCGACCGCACCGCCAATGCGCTCGGCACCTACCAGAACAAGCTGGTGGTGCTGTCCAAGGACGGCGCGCAAGTGTGGACCGTGGACCCGGACCCGGCGAACATGAAGCTCGATTCCATTGTGGAGAACGTGGGCACGCGCCACCCGCGCACCGTGGCCAATGTCGCGGGCGACTTGCTGTTTTTGTCGGACTATGGCTTCAGGTCCATCACCACGCTGCAGCTGACGAACAACTTAGCCGATATCGACGTGGGCTCTCCCATTGATACGCTGGTGCGGCGCGACCTGAAGGCGCCGGACGTCAAGCCGCTATCGACATACTTCTATGGCAGCGGGCAATACCTGTGCGCCATGGGCAACCACCTGTTTGTCTATTCCATCAGCCGCACCGCCAAGATAGCGGCATGGAGCGAGTACTTTCTGCCGCAGGCCGTGGATGCCTTCGCCGAACTGGGCGGCGCGCTGTATGTGCGCACCGGCGACACGGTGTATCGGCTGGACCCGGACGCGCAGACCGATGCGGGCCAGCAGTACGAGGTGCTGGTGCAGGCGCCTTACATGGACTTCAAGACGCCGGGGGACTTAAAGCAGATCACGGGCGCCGATGTGGTGATGGAGGGCAGCGCGGAGTTTTCGATTGGCTTTGACGTGCGCGACCCGGACGCCTTCACGGACCCGGTAAAGGTCAAGGGCAACACGAGATCGGGCGGACTGCTGCCCGTGGAGTGCTGTGGCACGGAGTTTTCGCTGCGCTTTCGCAACTACGACGCGAGCCCGTGGCGACTCGACGCGGCGACGATCTATTACGAGGTGCTGGGGTCATCGTCATGAAGCTGCGCATGGCCACGCTGGACGATTTGCCAGCCATCGCCAGGCTGGGCCGGGACATGCACGAGGCTTCGAGCTTTTGCACTCTGGACTATGACGAGGACGTGGTGAAGACGACCTTTGGCGACCTGATTGATGAAAGTCAGTTCGTGGTGCTGGCCGAGAATATAAACGGGGAAGTTATAGGAGGCATGGCCGGGCGGGTGTTTCAAAGCTGGTTTGGCAAGGATTTGATAGCCAACGATGTTGCAATTTTCATCAGCCCGGACGAGCGCGGCGGCTTGCGTGCGGTGCAGTTCATCAAGGCTTTCACAGTCTGGGCCAAGCTGGCGGGCGCCAGGCAGGTGCGGCCGGGGGTCGTGACCGGCAACCCGCGCGCCGAGGCCTTGTACGCGGCCATGGGCTTTACGCGCTGTGGCGCTTCGTTTTACATGGATATTGCGCAAGGAGAATGATCATGGGCGGTGGTGGTGGTGACCCAGGCGGCGACGCCCGCAGGGCTGAGGCTGACCGGCAGGCGCGCATCACCGCGGCAACCGATCAGATCAACAATATCTTTTCAGGCGCAACGCAGCAGACAAAGACGCGCGAAGTGCCGGGCGTGGCGACGCCGGGCACGGATGGCTCATGGCAACAGGTGGACTCGGGCGACCGTTCGGTTAACCAGTGGGTGCCGGGCACGGCCACCAGCACGGCGGCGCCGACCACGCAAAGCTATACCGAATGGGTTCCGCCAGCAGGGGGCAACCCGCGCGAGGCAATGTATGCAGACCAGCGCAAGGCGGTCTATGACGTGAACAGCCAGGAGGTGAACCGACAGGCGCTGGAGGCCGGGCGCACCAACCGCTTCGGGCTGGCACGCGCCGGGCTGGCGGGCGGCTCGACCGACATCAACAGCAACGCCGAACTGAACCGGCGCACCAATGAGGGGCTATTGCGCGCTGGCGGCATTGCGGACCAGTCGGGCGCCGACTTGCGCACGGCCGACGAGCGCACGCGCGGCAACCTTATCAGCATGGCGCAGTCGGGCATTGACACCGGCAGCGCGGCCACGATGGCGCTCGGTGGGCTCAAATCGAACGTGGACAGCGTGGCGGCGCAGCGCAGTGGCTCGACCATTGATGACCTGTTCGGCAACATCAGCGCGGCCTATCTGGCCAACCAGACCAACCAGGGGCGCTCCGCTGGCATGAACCAGGGCGCGCAGTTTTACGGCGTGTCGGACCCCAACAAGAAATACGCGGGGCGCTAGGAGTCAAGCATGGACCCCATTTCAATTGCCGCACTTGTCGCCGCGCTGGCGGGCTCCGCCATCCAGTACAAGGCGGGCACGGACGCGCAGGACCGGCAAAAGGCCGAGATTGCACGCAGCCTTGAAGCGCAGCGCGTGCTGCAGCAGCAGGCCGAAAGCAAGGCGCTGGGCGCGGCGTCCAAATTTGCCACCCCTGACCGCGTAGCGGAGCAAAGCCAGATAGCCGACCAGATTACTCAGGAACTGATTGCACCCGTGAGCGAAAGCCAAAGCATCCGCGCGGGCCAGCAGACGACGCAGGGCGCGGTATCGGGCGACTACAAAAGCGCCAAGGCCGCCAGCGACCTGAACACCGTGAAAGCCGCCGAGCAGCTGGCGCGCATGATGGGCAAGACCGCCAGCAGCGGACGGCTGCGCATGAACGAGGGGATTCGGCTGATGGATACCGGGCAGCAGATTGGCACGCTGGGCAACTTCTCAGCAGGCCAGCACGGCGCCGACAACACCGCCATCACGCAGGCCGGACTGATTGACCCCGGTATGCAGTTCGCGGGCTCTGCGCTGCAGGGCATTGGCACGGCCGGGATGATGGGCGGCGCGGGCAAGGCGGCAGTCGGCGCTGACGGGCTGGTGCCGCTGACGGCCATGAACGCGACCACCGGGGCGCCCGTGGCGGCTGGCTTTTCTCAATGGCTTAAACCGCTGACGGCCAGCTATGCGGCGCAATCACGGAGGGCTTACTGATGCCAAGCGTTGCATTGGCCCTGGGGGGCGGGATTGGCAAGCTGTTTCAGGCCGCGGCGCTGGGCCAGGGCGCGCAGGACAAGGCCTATCAGGATGCGATGACCAAGCAGGCGCTGATTGGCCAGCGCGGCGCGACCATGCG